AATAATTGATTATTAAAGACACTTTAAAAGGTGTCTTTTTTAATATAAAAATACAGAATCAAACTGGACAAATAGGAGGAAAAAGAATGAGTGAATTTAAAGCAATCACTACACAAGAAGAATTTGATGAAGCTATAAAAGAAAGACTTGCTAGACAAAAAGAATCAATTTTAAAGCAGTTTACTGATTATAGCGAAGTTAAAAACAAAAATGTTGATTTAGAAAAAGAATTGACAGAACTTAAGAAAAGTTTAGAAAGTTCAACATCAAGTAAAACAGAACTTGAAAAGCAAATTGAAGAATTGACAGGAAAAGTCAAAGCACATGATTTATCATCTCTTAAAATAAAGTATGCTCTTGAAAATGGCATACCTTATAATTTAGCCGGCAGAATTTCAGGAGATGATGAGGATAGTATAAAGGCAGATGCAGAAAGTTTATCAGACTTTTTCAAATCACAAACACCGCCACCACCTTTAAAAAGCACAGAGACAAATGCAAAAGGAGAAGATGTGGCATATCAAAATATATTAAAAGGATTAAAAGGAGAATAAAATTATGGCAGTATTATCAAAGGGTACATTGTTTGACCCAGAATTAGTAAAAGATTTAGTAAATAAAGTGCAAGGGAAGTCTTCACTTACAGTTTTAGCAAAACAAGTACCAGTATCATTCAATGGTAACAAAGAATTTACATTTACATTAGACAAAGATATTGATGTTGTTGCAGAAAATGGTAAAAAAACAGAAGGTGGAGTAACTGTTGAACCAATTATAATCAATCCAATCAAAATTGAATACGGAGCAAGAATTTCTGATGAATTTTTATATGCAGCAGATGAAGAAAAAATCAATATTTTAAAAGCTTTTAACGAAGGCTTTGCGAAGAAGGTTGCTAGAGGACTTGATATGATGGCAATGCATGGAATAAATCCAAGAACGAAACAAGCTTCTACAGTTATTGGAACTAATCATTTTGATAGTTTAGTTTCACAAAAAGTAACTTTTGTTAAAGCACAAGTTGAAGAAAATATCGAAGCTGCAGTTGGTCTTGTACAAGGCTCTAATGGAGTTGTAACAGGTATGGCAATGTCTCCAACCGTTTCATCTGAATTAGCAAAATTAAAAGTAAATGGTGTTAGACAATATCCTGAATTAGCTTGGGGAGCAAATCCTGGTTCAATAAATGGATTAGCGGTTGATATAAATACAACAGTATCAGAAGGTGTTGATAACAAAGAAAAAGCTATAGTAGGAGATTTTGCTAATATGTTTAAATGGGGTTATGCAAAAGAAATTCCACTTCAAGTAATTGAATATGGGGATCCCGATAATTCCGGAAAAGACTTAAAAGGATATAACCAAGTATACTTAAGAGCAGAAGCTTATATTGGTTGGGCGATTTTAGATGCTAAATCTTTTGCAAGAATTGTGGAGGCATAATATGATTTATAAAAATATTATAACAGGGGCTATCATTGATAGTCCTTGTCTAATTTCAGGAGATGATTGGGAAGAAGTTGAAGAAACTACTAAAGAAGTAGAAGTCGAAGAAGTTGAAGAAACTATAGAAGAAACAGAAGATACAGAAGAACCCAAAAAAGGAAAAAAATCAAATAAAAAGTAGGTGGCAAAAATGAATAATTTTGCAACTATTGAAGATGTAATAAATTTATTTAGAAAATTGGATAGTGAAGAAATAGAAAGAGCAACAGCTCTATTACCTATAGTTTGTGATAGCTTAAGAGTAGAAGCTAAAAAGGTTGGTAAAGACCTGGACAAACTTGTAGAGGATAAAGCTTTTGCTAACGTAGTAAAATCGGTTGTTGTGGATATTATATCCAGAACACTACTTACTAGCACAGAGAATGAACCAATGGTTCAAACTTCTGAAAGTGCTTTAGGTTATTCATTCAGCGGAACATTTTTAAATCCTGGTGGAGGATTGTTTATAAAAAATAGTGAATTATCAAGACTTGGACTTAAAAAGCAAAGATATGGAGTGATTAATTTCTATGAGTAGGTTAAAAGGTAAAACAATCATTTTGATTAACAAAATAAAAGTAGGAGAAGATCCCTTTGGAAATTCAATTTTTGCAGACAAAGAAATAAAAGTTGATAATGTGCTTATAGGTCAGCCAACTACAGAAGATATAACAAACTCTTTAAGTTTATATGGGAAAAAAATAGAATATACTCTTGCAATCCCAAAGGGAGATGAAAATATTTGGGAAAATCAAGAAGTTATATTTTTTAATAAGAAATATAAAGTTTTTGGGGGAGTTATAGAAGGAATAGAAGATATGATTCCTTTAAGTTGGCATAAGAAAGTTATGGTGGAACGATATGCTTAAAAATTTCAAGATAAATAAGCAAGGAGTTAGTGAACTTATGAAGTCAACTCCAATGCAATCAGTATTAAGTGAAAAAGCAAAAGCAATTGCTGCAAGGTGTGGTTCCGGGTATGAAACAGACATATACATTGGAAAAACAAGAGCAAATGCTTCTGTTGGAGCGAAGACAAAAAAAGCTAAAAGAGACAACTATAAGAATAACACATTATTAAAAGCGGTTAGATAAATAATATGATTGAAATAGTAATAAGAGAATTTTTAAAAAATAATTTAAAAATTGATGTTTATTTAGAGCATCAAGGAAATGAGCCTGAAAGTTTTGTAATTTTTGAAAAAACTTCAAGTTCGAAAAATAATCATTTAAAATCAACAACCTTTGCTTTTCAAAGTTATGGAAATACATTATATAAAGCTTGTGAATTAAACGAAAAGTTAAAAGAAGCAGTTGAAAAAATGATAAATTTAGATGACATAGTATCTGTGAATTTGAATAGTGATTACAATTTTACAGATGAAGAAACTAAAAGATACAGATATCAAGCTGTATTTGAAATCAAACATTATTAAAAAAGGAGAAAAAAATGGCAGATACAAAAAACGTAAGTTATGGGAAACCTAAAATAGGTGGAGCAATAAGTGTTGCACCACTTGGAACAGTATTACCAACAGATGCAAAAACTGCACTTAATGAGGCTTTTAAAAATTTAGGTTATATTTCAGAAGATGGGTTAAATAATGAAAATAGTCCAGAATCTGAAAAAATTAAGGCTTGGGGTGGAGAGGTAGTTTTAGCAACTCAAACAGAAAAACCAGATACATTTACTTATAAATTGATTGAGGCACTAAACACAAATGTTTTAAAAGAAATATATGGAGACAAAAATGTAACTGGCACTTTAGAAACAGGAATTACTGTTGAAGCAACAAGTGATCCTGCAGAACCACATGTCATAGTTATAGAAATGATATTAAAAGGTGGAATAATTAAAAGAATTGTAATTCCAAATGGAGTAATTACTGAAATCGGAGAAATAAATTATACTGACGAAGATGCAATAGGTTATGAAGTAACAATTGAAGCACTTCCAACTAATGGAAATAAAACTCATACTGAATATATTGTAAAAGGAGAATAACAATGATAAAAGGGATTACTAAAACAGGCTTTAGATTTGAAATTTCAGATAGAGCATTAGATGATTATGAGCTATTAGAATTAATGGCGGATGTTGATTCAAATCCTCTTTTGGTTCCTAAAGTTTTTGAAAAACTTTTAGGGAAAAAACAAAAAGAAAACTTAATAGAATTTTTAAAGAAAAAAGATGGATATGCTTCTACTGAAAAGATGAGTAAAATTTTAGAAGAAATTTTAAAAAGCAATCAAAAAGTAAAAAACTAGTTTTCCTTGCTGGAGTTATAAAAAAACATGAGGATTTAATAATTTGTGATCTTGCTGAAATATATAACATAATAGACTACAAGAAATTGCCACTATCAACAGTGGCAATTTTAGTTTATGGGCTTCGTGATGATTCAAGATTAAAAATGAAAATTCTTAATTCAAAAATGGAAACTAAAGACTATTTATTAGCAGGAATTTTGGATAGATTAACACTTTTAGTGTATGCAAATACTAAAGATGCACAAAAGGGAAGGAATAAACCTAAAATGTTATTAGATACAATTGAAAAATCTAAAGACAATGTAAGTAGTTTTAATTCCGGTAAGGATTTTGAAAAAGCAAAAGCAAACATACTAAAAAATATAAAAGAAAAGGAGAGTGATAATAATGAGTGATATTGGTAAAGCATACGTCCAAATTGTTCCGTCTGCAAAAGGGCTTGAAGGAGCAATTAGTGGACAATTAGACGGAGAAGCTTCTAAAGCTGGACAAAGTGCAGGTTCAAGTATAGTTTCTACGTTGAAAAAAGTCTTTATTGCAGCAGGAATTGGAAAAGCTCTATTATCAACTCTTACAGAAGGCGGAAAACTTCAACAATCATTAGGTGGTATTGAAACGCTTTTCAAAGATAATGCAGATAGAGTAAAAGGCTATGCAAAAGAAGCTTATAGATCAACTGGATTATCTGCTAATGCTTATATGGAAAATGTAACAGGTTTTTCAGCTAGTCTTTTACAATCTCTAGGTGGAGATACAAAAAAGGCTGCAGAAACTGCAAATATGGCTATGATAGATATGGCAGACAACAGTAACAAGATGGGGACATCAATGGAAGCTATTCAAAATGCTTATCAAGGTTTCGCTAAACAAAATTATACAATGCTTGATAACTTGAAACTTGGTTATGGTGGAACTAAGAAAGAAATGGAAAGACTTCTTAAAGATGCTCAAAAGATAACTGGTGTTAAGTATGATATAAATAACCTAAATGACGTTTACGAAGCAATTCACGTTATACAAGGTGAATTAGACATCACAGGAACAACTGCAAAAGAAGCATCAACAACTCTTAGCGGTTCTTTTAATGCTATGAAAGCATCCTTCCAGGATGTTTTAGGTGCTTTAGCTTTAGGAGAAGGATTAAGACCAGCCTTAGAAGGTTTAGCAAGCACTGTTAGTACTTTTCTATTTGGAAACTTATTTCCAATGATAGGAAATATTTTATCACAATTACCAGGACTCTTAATAACTTTTATTCAAATTGCTTTACCACAATTTATACAAATGGGTACTGATATGGTTAATTCATTAATTAGTGGGTTTGACTTTGGTATGGAAGGATTTTGGGCTAATTTTAGTGAAATGATAAATGTGTTTTTAACAGAGTATTTACCACAGTTTTTAGAAACTGGTGTTCAATTGATAACTGAATTAGTAAATGGTCTTTTAACTGCAATTCCAGATGTAATAACTGGTATGGGAGAGATTATAAATAGCATAATGATTGTGGCAATGGATGCTATACCTCAATTATTACAAGCAGGATATGATTTAATTAAGAATATGGCTCAAGGTATATTTAATAATATGCCAGCAATAACAAAGAGTATGGTTGATGTTTTAGATAAATTATTAAAAACAATACTAGAAAAATATCCAGAGTATTTACAAAAAGGTTGGGAAATAATTGCAAAAATGGCTCTTGGTATTTGGAATAATTTACCGCAAATTATATCAACTTTGACTAATCTATTATTAGCTCTAATTAGAAAAATAGGGGAATATTTACCACAATTTTTACAAAAAGGTATTGAATTAATTGGTAAATTGCTTGTAGGTATAGTTCAAAAAGCACCAGAAGTGATTGCAAAAATACCTTCAATAATTTTACAAATTCTATCTTCAATAGGAAAATTTGTTTCGCAATTTGTTTCAATGGGGGGTCAACTTCTAATGGGACTTGCAAAAGGTATTGCAGGAGCAGTTGGGAATGTTATAAAATCTGCAATAGATGCTTGTAAGAATGTTGTAAACAAAGTTAAAGCATTCTTTGGTATTCACTCTCCATCAAGACTTTTTGCGGAAATTGGGGAATTCTTAGACTTAGGACTTGCTGAAGGTATAGAAGATAATATCAAACCTGTTCAAAATGCAATGGAAGAAGTAGCAAAAGAAACTCAAAGAAGTTTCACAAGTGAATTAAATCATAATATAGTAAATACAAAACCACAATCAATGTTTGAAAAAGTAAATGGAGAAAATGCTTTAATAACAAATTCAGATATAGATAGTAAGACACCTGTTGAATTAATATTGCATTTAGGGAACAATGTTTTTAAAACATTTGTTGAAGATATAACAAAAGTTCAGGACGAAAAAATCGAACTTAATTTAGCATATTAGGAGGTAGTATGGAATATAAATTAATATTTAATAATATAAACTTAGATGATACAATAGCAGACTATACTACAATTGATGTTAAAGGAAGAGGACTTTTTGTAAGGAATATCAATTCAATATCAATCTCCGGAAGAGACGGAGAATATATAACAGAAAGCAAATATCCTGGAAGAAAAGTAATGGTTGATTTTCTTATAAACTCTAAAAATCATTTAGAATTTTTTAAAACAATGCAAATGTTAAATAATAGCATAAATTCTGATAAAGATGTTATTTTTAAAGTAACAGATGAAGAGGGATATAGACTAGGTAGAGTTACAGAAGTTACAGATCCTGCACTTAATAAAGGTGTAGGGTCTTTTACTATATTCTGTCAGAATCCTTTTGTTTTTGGCGATAAATTAATAGTAGACAAGACTATAAAATCAAAATATAGTCTTGATGTTAAAATAGAAAATATAACTGCAAAAATAGCAAATGGAACTAATAAAGTTATTTTAAAAAACGAAACTAAAGGAACTAAAATAATTCTAAATGGAATTTTTGCTCAAAATGATATTTTAGAAATTTCAAAAGAAAAAATACTTTTAAATAAAAAAGA